CAACCCTGTGTACCAAGGCATTGACCAAAGCAAGCTAGTGCCACTCTTGGTCGCTACAATCAAAGAACTAGAGGCACGGATCACTGCCCTAGAAACACCGTAACCAGTCAAAAAAGGAGAAAGACATGACGGATACACCAACTGCGGAAGAAATCGCACAACACTACACAGCAATGGGTCACTCTGTTGACTTGCTAAACGCTGGACAACCAGAGGACATGGAAGATGCCGATTGGGCTGACACTGTGTCTCGCAACGTAGAGCATCTACAGCTAATGGTGGCTAAAGACTTCTGGACAACAGAAGATATGACTGCTGCTAATGCAGCTATTGCAAGCAACACATAATGTCTGAGGATAGCTGGCACCTTAGCAAGTCTGTACCGATTACACTGATCTTTGGCTTACTTGTTCAAGGGGCAGCTATCGTATGGACAGTTAGTATGATGATGTCTGACATAGAAACTAACAGAGATGACATCATGTCCTTACAACAACGCATGGCCCGTATAGAAACTTCGGTACATGAACAAGCAATATCACTAGCACGTATTGACGAAAACATAAAAGCAATAAGATCATCAGTAGAAAAGATGGCAAATGAATAATAATAGGATTTGCCACAATGATAGAAGTATTAGCTTTAGCAGGTGCAGTTACTAAAATAGCTGGTGCAGTTAGCTCTGCAGTTAAAGCTGGTAGTGATATAGCAGACTTACTACCCCACTTTGGTAAGCTTGCAAAACTTGAAGCTGACATTAGTTTAGCTGAACAGGGTAGACATAAAGGCCCACTAGGTAGGTTAAGTTCGTCTGAAGAAGAAGGCTTTGCAATTGCACAAGCCAAGATGAAACATAAAGAAGCACAGAACGAATTACGTGAAGTGTGTAGACTATATGGACCACCGGGAATGTGGGATCTTGTTGTGAAAGAACAAGCTGCTGCTAGGGTTAGACAAAAAGAAGCACTAGAGGCACAAGCTAAAGCAAGAGACAGATTGTTCTGGGGTATATCTTTAACAATAGGTGTAATATTATTTTTAGGTGGTACAGGTGCAATGATCTGGGGTCTTAACGAAGTAGTAAACGGATAATAAATATGGCTAAACCAATAAAACCTATAAAACCAACTGAACCTGCTGCGGTAGCTAAACCTGAACAAGAGTTAGGAAATAATCCCGGTAATTGGAGTTGGGTGTGGAATGAATATTATAATGATCGTCCACATATGCAAGCCGCTGTTTGGAAAAATATGGTTACAGGAGAATTTAAAAAGACTCCTTTTCGTGATATTCGTAATGACAAAGGTCAGATCCAAAAAAACTTACTTCATAAAGAAGGCAATGAATTTGGTGCAAAGCTTAATGAACCTTACAAAGCTTGGAAATCTTTATCGAATAAGTACGATGCTTATAATAACTATGTTTCAGCCTCTGAGCAATATGAAAAAGATATAGAAAAATACAATGAAGATGAAGCCACTTATCAAACAGAATTAGCTGCTTATATTAAAGGTTTAGAAACAGCAGCTGAAAAAGCTAAAGCTGAAGAAGAAGCTAGATTAGAAGCGGAAGAAAAAGCTAGAATTGAAGCAGAGGAAAAGGCTAGAATTGAAGCAGAAGCTGAGGCTGAAAGACTTCGTTTAGAAGCCGAAGAAGCAGCCCAAGCAGAGGCTGAACGTCTTAGACTTGAAGAAGAGGCTAAACTAAAAGCAGAAGAAGAAGCTAAAGCAGAGACTGAACGTCTTAGACTTGAAGAAGAAACACGTAAAGCTGAAGAAGCTCGTAGAGCTAAAGAAGCTGAAGATGCTAGAATAGCTGCAGAAAAAACTAGACGTACTGCAGAAGCACAAAAAGTTGCTCAAGATAGAATAGAAGGTCGTAGACCAGAAACGTATACTCCTTACTCAGGTGAAGCTGCTTCTACTTATGACCCTCCCGGATATGAAGTTGGTGAAGCTGCCCCTTTATCTGGACCTACAAGTGCTTCTTCAAGCACTGCAGATATACCTTCACAAGTATTTTCTCCTCAATATATTCAAGGCGCTGTACCACAAACGGTATCACTTCCTTCAGATACAACAACAGGAATGAGTCAAACAGTTATGTATTCAAACGAATTAGGACAACAAATACCTGTTACAGAAATTGATGGTAAAGCTGTAACATACGTACCACCGGGATACTCTAAAATGAGTATGGCACAGGGTGGATCAGTTGGTTATGCTGAAGGTGGAGACACTAATTTAGATGCTAAGTATAAACTAGCAACTAAGTTTTTAGGTTACAAAGGCCCAAAAACTGAAGCTGGACTTAATGACTTTGCTAAATCTAATCCCGCAGTAGCTGCTCGTATGGGTATGTATGAACAAGCTATGGCAAAAGGTGGTATGGTTCGTGGTTTGCAAGAGGGTGGTGATAATATTAGTTACACAAGTGGTGTGATTCCAATGTTTTCTTCAGCTTTAAGACAAACATTTCAACCTATGCAAGCTCCTGTATCTTATATTAGACCAACAGATGGTCAATTTATATCTCCTTATGCAGGTCAAGTGTATGGTCAAGCACCAACTACTACAGCTGCAACGGTAGGACAAGTATCTCAAGCTCAAGCACCTACATATGTTCCAGCTTCTACTTATCAAGCGGGTACAGTTAGTCCTTATGTTCAAGCACAAACTGCAGCTATGCCTAATGTCTATGGAACAATTCGCCCCGGAGCACAAATAGATGCAGCCCAACAAAACAAATCTGCAGTATCAGATCTTGAAGCTGCTCAAGGTGCAGCTTTTACTATGCAGAATCCTACACAACGGGAGTTGCAAGATGGTGAATTAATTAGTGGTGTGGCAGACGCTGCTAAAGCCGCTAAGTTTACTGAACAGATTGAGGCTGCTCAAGCTACCCCAAGCAAACAAGCCACTGTACAAGGCCAATTAGAGGGTCTTATGCAACAGTTTGAAGGTGGTGATACACCTGCATGGGCTGCTGGTGCAATGCGTAATGCTATGGGTGCTATGGCTGCTCGTGGATTAGGTGCTAGTAGTCTTGCTGGTCAAGCTGTTGTGCAAGCTGCAATGGAATCTGCTTTACCTATTGCTCAAGCTGATGCACAAACAGTTGCATCTTTTGAAGCTCAGAACTTGTCAAACCGTCAACAACGTGCTATGCTTGCGGCACAACAACGTGCTCAGTTTATGGGTCAAGAGTTTGACCAAGCATTCCAAGCTCGTGTTCAGAACTCAGCACGTATTGGTGATATTGCTAATATGAACTTTACTGCAGAGCAAAACATAGCTCTTGAAAATTCTCGTGCAGTAAATACTATGCGCTTGTCAAACTTAAATAATCGTCAAGCTATGGTAATGGCAGAAGCCGCTGCATTGTCGCAACTTGATATGGCTAATTTAAGTAATAGACAACAAGCTGCAGTACAGAATGCTCAGAACTTCTTAGCTATGGATATGGCTAATCTTGATAGAAAACAACAATCTGCAATATTTAGAACGCAACAAAACATTCAAGCTTTGTTTACAGATCAAGCTGCTGAAAATGCTGCAGCACAATTTAATGCTGCTAATGAAAATCAAACCAGACAATTCTTTTCATCTTTGTCTGCACAAACTTCACAGTTCAATGCCTCACAAACTAATGCAATTAATCAATTTAATGTAAACTCTATTAATGCTATTCGTGAGTTTAACTCTAACTTGCAACAACAACGTGATACATTTAATGCTACAAATAGTTTAGTAGTAGCTCAAGCTAATGCTCAGTGGAGACAGAATATTGCAACTTTAAATACTGCTGCTCAAAATGAAAGTAATAGAGAGTTTGCTGCTACTATTAATGCTATGACTTCTAAAAATATTGACGCAGTTTGGCAACGTGAACGTGATCTAATGAGTTATAACTTTACTTCAGCTGAATCAGCTAAAGACAGAGCTATGCAAATTCTTTTAGGTGAGCAAACATTAGAAGCATTAAAAGAAAAAATAGGCTACGCAGAAGATTCTGCAAAAACAGAGTTTATTACTAGGTTTTTGTTTGGTGACTTCGGTGGGATATTCGGATAATAGGAAAAATAAATGAGTATGTATTCTAAATCTTATGCTGATATGTCTAAACTTATGGACAATCCAGAGCTTTTACCTTCTCTATCTAGTGATAGAATACAGAAGTCTGGTTTAGCCGCAAGAAAAAATATGGTTACTGAAGCTAGTTCTTTAGATATAGATGATCCTTCTTTAGGTTTAAACCCTGCACCAGAGTTGGCAGCTAGATTTAAACAATATAAAAAGTATAGCGACAATGCCTCTACAGCTAGGGAGGCAATGATAGCTAAAATAAATAAACAAAAAGACTTAACTAAAGATACTTCTCAAACAAAAGATGTTGTATCTTCATCTGATAGTTTAATGTCTAGACCAAGTAAAGGTACAAATATTGTTGACTTTATTAAAGACATAGAAGGTTTTAAAGAAAAAGCTTATTGGGATGTTAAGCAATATACTATTGGCTATGGAACTAAAGCTAAGAGTGAGAATGAAACTATAACAGAAGAAGAAGCTCTTGAACGTCTTAATGACGAATTAAAAATTGTTGAAAAAGATGTAAGAGAATTAGAAAAAGGTTATGATGAAAAGTTTACTGACTCTCAATTTAAAGCACTGATGTCTTTTAGATACAATGCAGGTAAAGGGAACTTAAATAAATTATCGGACAATGGAACTAGAGGTATTGATGAAATAGGTGACATGCTTCTTGAGTACGTATACGCTGGTAAAAAGAAACTTCCCGGTTTAGTTAAAAGAAGACAAAAAGAATACGAACTATTTAATGAGGGTAACTAATGAGTATTATATTCGCAGCACCTATTCCCGGTCAATCACTTACTACAGAACCTAAAGGTTTACCTTTTGAAAGACCACCTAAAATAGTTGATCCTATTGAGGCTTTAGATCTGCATATTGAAAATATAACTAGAACAGAAGCATTAGAAGATGCTTTTTATTTTCTTGAACAAGGTTTAACACTTACTGCTTTAGTTGAAGGTGTTCTTAGGAGTGCTGTTATGGAGGGCTTACACAGTATAGATGTAAGTCTTATTATTGCACCAGTACTACATGAGTATATTAAAGGTTTAGCTCTTGAAGCTGATGTAGAGTTTGACGAAGGGTTTGATAACGAAGAAACTAAGAAAGCTCTTACCTACGAAAGAGACCGTTCTCGTGCTAGAGATATGTTAAATAAACTTCGTGAAGAAACTGGAGAGTTTCCTGAAAAAATTTCAAGTGATGTTGCTCCAGAAAAAACTGAAGAAGAACCTATGATGGAAGAACCAAAAGCAGAGGTTGAGCAACCAGCCCCTCAAGGCTTGATGGCAAGGAGACAATAGATGGGATGGAGTTGGGCAGGTGCTTTAAGTGGCATGGATAAAATACAAGCTAAAAGACTAAAAGAAAAAGAACTAGAGGATGAACGTGAAAAAAGTCTACTAGGTTTATATCTTACTAAATTAGAAAAACAAACAACAGCTAGAACTAGTGACAAGTACACTACTGCTGCACAGTCTGCAATGAAACTGCAAAAAAGAGTTAGTGGTGCAGATCTTAGTGAAGAAGATGTAGCTTTCTTTAATAATATTATTGATGATCCATTTGCTGCAGAAGAGGTTCTTAACTTCTTAGATACTAATGTTGATGTTACAGGAACACCTATTCCACTATCAGATGTCAGATCAATGATGAATATTGTTCAATCTAATATCCCTGAAGAAGAAAAGATAGATTACATGAGTTTAATTACTGGTGCTGATCTTTCTGATAAAAGTAAATACTATGAACTAGCTACACAGCTAACTAATATTACTACTACTCCGGGTCGTACAATTCTTACTGATGTTAAACCTGAAGCTAGGGTTATACCAAAAACTCAAGAAGAACTTTTTGAAAGACAGTTAGGTATTGTTTCTGGTAATCTATTAAGAAATGCTAAACAGTTTGTTAAAGATAAGAACTACGATACTACCAACCAACAGGTTGTTGATACACAAAGAGCTATTAATTTAATCAATACTGGTAATAAAGATTCTATTCAGGTTGGTAGAGATATACTAATGGAAGTATACTTAACTCCTGAAAACTTTAAAGAAGACTTTTTAGAGAATCACCCTGAAGCGTTTAAAGGTTGGGAGAAAAACTATTACTTACCACCTTCGTTGAAAGCTGGATCAGAACCTACTGAAACACCTGCACCAAAACCAAAAGCAACCTCAGTGCCTGAAGAAGCTATAAATGATTTAATTCAAAATAGAACTAACCCACAATTTATAAAAGACTTTAATGATGTCTTCGGTCACTTAGGGACTTCAGCAGAAGAATATATAAGACAAAGAACACGAGAGCGATAATGACAAATTACTTTGATAAGTATCTTGAAACAGAGCCTGTAGATACTGAAGAAGAAGAAAAAAAAGATCGTGAAAACTACTTTGATAAATATATAACAGAAGATATTAAAGTAGATTCTTCTCCTGCACTACCAGAAGCTGGCACATATACTCAAGATGATATAGTAGAAAATGACTATGCCTACTCTATTGTAGAGGGGTATATGCGTGACAGATATGGTGATGAATCTATAAAAGATGAAACCAAAGAATCTGTTGTTGATAGTTTTTTAAATAATCGTAGAGGTGTAGTATCAGGAAACTCCGTAAGGGGTTTAGCTGAGATGGACTACATTAACGACATAAAAGATGATGCAGATAAAAAGGCTAGGGCTGCCAAAGCGTACCAGTTGTATGAGAATATGGCTGGTATTTTTAGTAAAGAAACATCTATTGCTGAAAAAGCTGAAGGACTAATGGACTTTAGTAGAAGTGTAGTACTTGATCCAGTAAACCTTGTTGGTGGTTTAATTGGTAAAGCTGTTGCTGGTGGATCTCTTCGTGTAGGAACTAAAGGAGCACAAAGGGTTGCTCTTGAGGCAATGAAAAAAGAAGGTACAGAAGAAGCTGCTAAAAAAGTAGGTACTAAAGTATTTACTGATGGAGTAAAAGCTGCTCGTACTGGATCTAAAACTAAGATAGCTGCATACTCACAGAATGTATTAGGTAAAACTGCAGCACAAAGACTAGCTACTAAGGCAGCTATTACAGAGATAGGTGTTGTAACTAGTGTTGATGCTATGGTTGGCTCAGGTATGGAGTACCTGTATCAAGAGGGTATGGTAGATGTAGAAGCACAAGAAGATATTAGTTATTTATCAGTAGGTGTTGCTGCACTTGGTGGTATTCTTCTTGGTGGATTGCAAGCAGGATTAGTTGCTAGAAGGGGTGTGTCAGATACAGCACTGCCTAGTATAGTAATGCCTGAACCAAAAACTGAGGGTTTTGTTTCTGAGGTTTCTGAAACTATAGGTGCATATGTAAATCAAGATAAAGTTAATGTTGGTAGAGATTGGAAAACAAAATTAAAAGGTGGTGCAGTACTATCTAAAGATAGTAAAGATTTTGGTGTAGAGTTTGTACAAAACTTATTGTTTGGTCATGCTGATAAAGAAGGCAATGTTATATTAAAAGGTATGACTCAGGTTGCATATGAACGTGGATTCGTATGGGCTAAACGATTTGAAGATGATAAGTTTAGTAACTGGATGGCAGACCTAATTGCTGAAGTAAGTGATAAAGAAGCTCAAGGACTATTACGTTCTATAGAAAAAGCAACTGGTAATAAAATTAAAGTTAAAGGTGAAGATGGAAAAGTAATACCTAGATCTAAGGTTACTGGTCGTGATATAGGTGACATTTTTGCGTATAAAATATCTCAAGCAGGTACTGCACTTGGTGCAGCAGGTAACTCAGCTAGACAACTAGGTATGTCTATTAGTGATAAACAACTTAAAGATTTGTATGACTCTGCTTTAGATGGTGGGTTTGTAAAGGACACTAAAAAGAAACCTAAAGAACCTAGTAAGTTTATGGAAGGTACTGCTAAAGTTCAAAATAGATTAATAAGATTATTAGTTTCACACCCTTCTACCAGTGCTTTAAATGTAATTGGTTGGGGTGCGAACTCCGCATTACAAAGTGCATCAGATATGTCTGTAGCATTAATTTATGCAGGTAAAGGTACTCTGCAAAAGCTTATAGGAATGACAGAAGAAGGTGCTAATACACAAAGAATAGCTAAAGCACTTATTGAATCCAATGCCCAAAGAGTAAGATTTTTATTAGATGCTGACATGACTTACACTGCTTTTGAATCAGCGCTGCAAAGAAATTCTGAGGCATTGGAAAAATTAAACAGCGTACTTCCCGGTGGTGTAGAAAACACTAATCAACTTTTAACTGGTGGCAAATTTACCCCAGATCAAAAACTTGTTGGATTAGCTATCGATGAAAAAATTGACTTAATTCAAAGACTATCTTTAGTACAAGCACAAGATGCATTTACTAAATCGCAAGAGTTTTTATTTCAAATGGATAAAAAACTTAGGATTGCTACAGGTAAAGGTTGGAATGATTTTTATCGGTCACAAAATATTGGAGACATGACACTTCAAAAATTTATGGCCTCAAAAGAATATCGTGATATAGAAACTAGTGCTGTTGATGATACAATAGAAGCTATATTTTCTAAGTCTTACAAGTCTAGTGATGGCATAGGTAAACTTGCTGGTATGTTAGAGGACGCTAGAAATATGCCGGGTCTTGGTATGATAGTTCCTTTTGGAAGATTCTTTAATAACACTATAGGTTTTTTAGGTAAAAACACTACAGGTGTAAACGTTATTTTAAAAGCTGCAGGTAAGTATGAAGATATGTCTTACGAAGAAGCTATATCTAGGTCATTAGTTAGTGCTGGTATTATTTACACACTAGCACAACAAGAGATAGAAAATGTAAAGCAGGGTTTGCCTATGTATGCGGCTCAAGATCCTTTAACAGGTGAGGTCTTTAGTCAACAATATGACTTCCCTGTTTCAGCATACAAAGGTGCAGCAAGAATAATGGCACTTAGTTTAATGGGTGAATACCAGCAAGCAATAAAAGCTTTTGGTCAGTTTACTCAAGATTTTGGACTTTCAGGGTTACTTAGAAACTTAGATAAAACACAACGTGATACATTAGAAGCTATTAAATTTATGGCTGATCCTGAAAGAAGAGATGTAGTTAAAGGTATGGAAATAGTTGGCACTACATTAGCAACTCAATATGTTAATCCTTTGATCAGGCCGCTAGAACCATTGAATATTTTAGCTGGTGTTGCAAGAGGTGAAAATGCAGCACCAATTGACAGGGTTCAAAATAATAAATTAATTAATAATGCATTTCGTTATGTAGATAATATCATTCCTCTGTTTACAGGTAAACCACTAGCAGATCCTAGAGAGACTGCAGCAGGTGGTAGGGCTGATATACAATCAACTAAAGTATTAGGTGCTAGAATCATTAGACTTACTGACACACAACGTGTGATGAATAAAATGGGTCTTAGAGATTTTGATTTAAATACTGCTAAGAAGATAAGAGATCAAGCACCTAAAGCAGCTAATGCTCTTAATGGTATTGTGTTTGATATTATGGAAGCTGAGTCTAGCCTACTATTAGAAAGTAATTGGTTTAATAAATTAACTCAACAACAAAAACTAGATCATTGGAATGGTGATGTTGTACCAAGAGTAAAAGATTTAGCTAAAACATTTTTAAGAATGCAGTACTCTGGTCCTGAAGAAGTGATTTCACTGCAATACGACATAACATCTAAGTATCCTAAGAAGGGTATTCAAAAGGCAGTAAAAGAATTAGGCTTAGGTGAAGTAGAAGACTTAGAACAAAACGAGTTATTTATTTTACAACAGTATTTAAATACTGAAAAGTCACTAAGAGATCTATCAAGATTCCAAAAGATGACAGAATAAATAAGGGGGCAAAAGCCCCCTTTATCTATTCTACATCATCGTCTAGCATATAGTCTGCCCAATCATATGCTTCACGTTTTATATCAGCTTTATGTACATGACCCGGAGATCTAGACAACAATGCCGCCATTGCTTGACCAGCCATAAATCTACGTGCAGTTAGTGGCTTGGTTTTAGTTGGCGGTTTTCTATTTTGTTGTCTGTATTTTTTAGCTTCCTCTTCTAGTTTTAATTTTCTGCTCATTTAGTTTTACCTTTTCAAGGTTATAGAAATAGGCTTTATTAAAGCCCATCTCCCAATCCCTGTTTTGTTTTGTATTTTTAGAGTAAGGATTACCCAACTTACCAGTTTTAAAAGCTCTCATACCTTCATCATACGGTTTCATTTATGAATCTCCTTCATAGTTTCCAACATTTTTCGTAAGTACCATTCAGCTTTTTCCATATCCTCAACAGGATTACCTTTATATCCATGTCGATGTTGATATTTAATTAAGTTACCATGACAGTAACCTTTAAACTCTTCTGGTGTTAAAACCTGTTTGATGTAATCAATACACTCCACTCCATTGCCTAACTTATAATGCGCTGGATTGTTTACTGGATCATTACTCATTTGATTTCCACTAGCTCTGCTTCTGTGTAAGGGATATGATAGAATGTTTCATGCTCTGGCATTCTATAGTTTGGACCTTTTGGTTTTTGAATGCAAGCATCTGTCATTTGAGTACCATTAATTTTCCATGCTTTATTATAACTCCTATTGAATACAAAGAAATTCAAGTTGTTTAAATTATCTTTATACTTTTCTACTAGTCTTCGTTTACGTCCGGGTATTCTAACCTCTGCCCAATGGGTAGGCCAATCACCATTCCATTGTGCCTTACGTTCAGCTTCATGGTAGTAAGTAACCCCATCTTTTTCTGACTTAACATCTGCATAGTAATCTTCAGTAGAGCTAAGGATAGTGTGACCTTCAGCTTCTAAGTACTTGATAAGTGCTTCTTTAGATGGTGTGTCAACTTTGTCATAGACTTTTTTTCTGAAAGGTCTTACATATACATCCATGATGTACTCCTTTGTAGTGAGATTTAAATTATATACTCTTTGGTATTTCGAAGCAATAGGTATTTGCAGTCGCATCTGGTGATGGTTTAGTACTCACCAATCTTTCTTCCATTGCTATTGCTACTTTCATACATGTATTGTAATCAGTAAATAGTGAGTGAAAAGCTTGAACTTTCATGTTACCTTGAAAGCTCATGATGAGTACTAAAACATACACTAGAACAAACCTGAGACTGTATCCACTACCAGTGGGATAACAAAGTCTGCTAACACTACTACACCTGCTATTGCTGTTATAACTTCAAACATATTTTTCTCCTTATGTTATGTCTACCATTTCACAAACATCACCTGTACAGGCCATTGTTTGCATTGATACCGTGTTATCTTCTTTTTCGTACTCTGAAAGCTTTGACCAATCAATAGATTTAGGCATAGTCAATAGTACATTGTTGTAAGTATTACTGTCAACCTCTTGATAAGGTGCTTGCTGATAGGTATGCTCATTGTATGGTAGAAATGACACACCCGACATTTCATCAAAGTGTTTATAAACAAACGCACCTACTTCAAACCACTCATCCTTACGTACATTTATTGTTACGCTAGGTTTATGTTCGCACCATGAACGTTGATAAGCCAACCAAGTTTCAAGCTGCTCAATGGCTGATACTTCTTCTGTAACGACAGCACTGACAGGTGATTTTTGTGGGAAACTAAACACTGTTGTTTGATCTGGCTTCATAACACAAGGCTCACTGGGAATGCCTTGATCTATCATAAACTGTGTTAGTGGATCTTTATTATCACCACGGACAGTACGGATATAATAGGGACTGTGACGAGCATGTATGCCACTGGCACTATCCACCAATTGTGAGACCGTGCCCGAAGGCTTGACGCATGTAATTGCAGCAGCAACAGGTATACCAAGACGGTCAGCCCATTCAGCATTAGTAGATACACAAATCCCACGAAGGTGTTCAAGAGTCTTCTCCAATCCTTTGTTACTTAGAGTCATCAAAGGGTTGTCCATTATCCCTGTGAGTGACACACCAAGCAGTCGTTCTTCTTCTGTATTTCTAGACCACACCTTTCGCAAGTAGGGGAACTTAGTGTATGTAGATTGGACAGTTCCCAAAATTGTTGCCAGACGGACCTTTCGTTCAAGATCCTCCACACTGTCTGTGGCACGGACAACAACCTCTGTAAGATTACAGAACTGATATGGACGAAGGATAATTTCACTGCAAGGATTAGTTCCGAACTCGTAGTCTGGATTACGTCTACCATTTTTAGCAGCTTGGACTTTACTTGCTTGACGATTGAATACACCACGTTCTCCACTTCCTGATTCTACTAATGCCATCCACTCTCGCATAAAGGATACAGCATCTGGCTTCTCTGTGTAGCTCACAGAGTTATTAGCTAAGGCACGTTGTGGATCATTCTCCCACCATGCACCTGACTTAGCATGACGCATACGATCATCACTGAGATTACTTAAAGAGATCATAGCTGACCTACGTACACCACCTACTACAACTACCTCACCGATTTTACACATAATGTCATGGCACTCAATGCTAGATAGCTTACGTCCTTGTGCAGATTTAAAAGTATTAATTACAAAGTTAAATAGATCCACTAAAGGTGCTGGGCCAGAGGCTCTACCACCAAACGTCTTTAGTTTAGCACCAGCAGGTCTAACTTTAGATACATCCCACTTAGGAATCTCACCACTATAAAGGAGTGCGATTAATTGTCGAAGACCCTTAGCCCAAGCTTCCTTGGAGTCACCAACAACAACAGTAGTCTCACTGTCGAACAACTCAGGAATTTCTGGAAGCTTACTGATGAACTGCCTCTCAACACTGAACCCGACACCAGTACCACACAAGAGGACAAACATAGCCTCATCGAAGGACTTAGGGTCATCTACGGGTAAGTAACTACAGTTATACATACAAGTATTATCACGATTAGCAGCAGGACCAGCGGTCATCATAGCTCTCATAGAAGGCATAACCTCTAGACCAAGAATAGCTTGTTCTATTTCTTCTGCAGTATGTGGGTTGTCATCATTAATAACTGGCCCAACAATATTATCTACATAACGAGATACTGTTTCATCCCAAGACTCCCTTCGTCCTTCGTCTTCAAGCCATCGTGCATATCGTGATGTATGGATAAATGATTGATAGTCTGTTGGTAGGTAGTTACTCATCTATTATCTCCGCTTCCCTTTAATACACCACGTTGCTCTCTGTCATCTAGCTTTGCCATGTTCATCTCCATAACTTTACGTAGATTACCACCGAAGATATTTGCCAAAGCCACTGTGTAAAACAACACATCACCTAACTCTTTCAATATATCTTCATCACTAAATTTATTCTTGTCTCGAAAGAGTTTCTTTATCTTTTCAGATACCTCACCTGCTTCACCAGCGAGGCCAAGAGTATTTTCTATTAGACGATCACGCCCTTTAGTTAATATCTTGTCCTCTACAAACTGGCTATAAAAACGAACAGGATCTTTCTCATAGTCTGGACTATTTTGAAACATGTCAAAATATCCAAACGCTTCTAGATCACTCCGATTTATCATCCTCATCACCTTCCAATGATTGTTTCAATTCATTTGTTTTCATCTGTTGAATTGCATTTACACATTGGATCATGTGGTTCAAAAGATTTGCGGAGTTAGAACCTAGATTTAAAATATTTAAAATCTCTTTCTGTTCATCATTCATGTCTTCGATTTCATATTCTTTATCGTCTAATGTTAGTTTAGTCATCTGTTTTTACCTCACAGTTTGTTACAGTTATATCGTCTAAGTCATACAGGACATCCTGTATTAGTTCTTGAATCACATTCAGATTATATCTTGGATCTGACTCAAAAAAGTTTGCATCTGGTTCTACCTTTATATTGACAGTAACCTCATATCGGAAACCCCTAGTTATACTCATCTAAAACCCCATGTCAATCTTCCATTTTAATTTCTATAGGTTCAATATTTTTTGAAAAATATTTTACCATTTCATAAGCATCGTTAAAGCTATCAAAGAAATATTCTATATCTTCTACCTTACCATCTACCTCTACCTTACATAGGTTGTAATGTACATCATCTAAATCAGGATGCTCTAAGGGATATGGACCTGATATGACATCCCAAATTTTAACTGGCTTATCTCTAAGATCACTGTTTACCATCTTTATTCCTAAGCAATTTTATGTAGTGATCTAGCTCAGTTACTACTAACCATTTCTGTCTATCTGAACGATAGAAAACTACAGGTGGATTATCTGTGTGATTGTCTGCTTGTGACATCCAAGCATAGACTGTTTTAAGTGCTGACTTTCTCCTTTTAACTTCTATTGATATAGGTATTAACTTACGTGCTGCTGGTGACAATTGTATATCTGCACCAGTATCACCCATGACAGTTGACTTTATATCATCAGGCTCAAGTTCAGGAAATGCTTTTAGTAAAGCATCCCTGATTTCTTGCTGGCCTAACCTGCCTTTCTGCTTACCTTGTTTACTCAATCTATTAACTCAGGTACTTTTGGTTTTTTAACCACATCAATCAAGTACTCCTTACGTCCACCAGCATATTGAAACACTCTTGCTTCAGGCCAACATGTCTTACGGTATTCACAACCAGAACAAGCAAAAGATAATTTAGTATTTTCAGATGTGTCTGACTGAGGTATAGGTGCTATTCGTTCCTCTGGTATATCTCCAGACACAACCTCTTTTACTTTTTTAACTTCTTGTTCTTTGTTTTTTAACTCTTCAGTAAAGTCGTATGTATCTAAACAAAGTTCAAAGTTATCTTTCTGTACGACAAGGAAAGCACCACGTTTTTTATCTGTTACAAGTGGATCATCTTTACCTGCATATACATATGAACTTAACTGACTGATGTAACCATAGGGATCGTCATCACGTAGTACATGATTTTTAAATTTCTGCATTCCATAACGTGACGCAGACTTAACATCTACTGTCACACCATCAATGACCGCATCCCTGTGACCTTTGATACCGTGAACAGACAAACGATCCTGCTCACCTTGAACATCATGTCCTGCTGCCTTGGCTAAGGCAAGCAGTAGAGTTTCTAAAAGATCCCCGTAAAAGAAAAGACCGAGTAACTGAGGCTTTAATGGTGCAGCTTCTTCTGTTTTATTTATTCTATACCAAGTCTTTCTTTTACAGGGTGAACCCACAGAGGATAAACTTAAATATCCTCTGGGTTTCTGAGGTTCCTTAAACCTATCGTGTGCAACATCAGCTATATTACGTGCTAAGTATTCCGTAATTGTTCTATCCCACCCACCCTTTCCTTCAATTACAGAATAAATATCTTCGACTAACGTATTTATATTAGGCATAACCTACTCCTTAAAATGGGATTTCTTCTGATGCAAGCTCAACATTATTAGTTTGTGCAGCGACTACACTACCTGACGTAATATCTTTAGTAAAAGGATCTGGGCCAGACATACCTGATGAACCATCGTATGATACATGCTTCATTACCTTAACACGTTCAAGTCGTGTAGTAACAGTGCTGTACTGTTTGTTCTTGTAGACATCTAGTTCTACCAGAACTTCAGAACCATTGCCGATAGGCCCATCAGCTTCAAAATCCCAGACAGTACCATCTGGTTTGTACACTGCAGGTGCTCCACCATCCCAATCATTGGGGGTATCAAACTTACGTGTAAACTTAAAGGCACGTCCTCGTCCTTCTGGATCATCCTTACCTGATGACATGCAGCCAGCAGCTTTGATACGTGCTGTATTGTCCTCGTCAAGAATCATCTCAATCGTACAGCGTCCATCAGTGTCACGCCACTGCCCTTGATAACCCTCAAGATCACGGTTTTGTTCAAATACTTTTGCCCATTGAGCAATACCTGTTACTGTTATTTTAGCCATTTGCTAACTCCTTTAAAGACTAGAATTGAATTGTAGCATGTATTAAAAAGAACATGCAAGAACTTTTTTAATGTATCTCGGAATATTTATTTCCGAACTGTACATCTATACCTAGATCAACATTAAGTTTTAACTCCTTATTTAATTTATTAATAGCAGACACAAGTTTAAGTTTGTGTTGTTGTTCGTCACCTTTTTTAACAAGGTTAATTGATTCATCGTGGAACTGACCTACAATATTTGGTCTTGCCATACGATAGTAAGCTACCCACTTATCAAAACAGTAAGCACCTGTAGATTGATTGAGTGTAGAGAATACATCCTTCTCATATCGAAGAGTATGCCAGAACTTACTGACAGGATTTTGTACCCACATTTGTCCATTGATAAGCTTTACTTTCTTTAGGTTGTCTGCAGCAAACTCTGCGACAGACCAGTTACGTTCCCAGTATGCATTCAAAAGTTTTTTAGCTTCTTGTTCTGTCATACCAGTTTCTCTGGATAGTTTTGCTGCACCAACACCATAGGTAGCTGAGTAATTAACAACCTTATAGTTTTTTCGTAGTGACTTTAAATTAATTTGACCTGCATTATGCTTGTCGATATCTTCTTGTGTCACCGCACCAGCATGTTTAGCTAAGTCTAAGTGTGGATCAAATCCATCCTGAGACATTTCTTCTACATACTTAGGGTCATATGGTTTCATATAGTGACGCTTAGTTGTATCTTCAAGTGATGTCATATCTGCACCACATAATACATAACCTTCTGGTGCTACAAGACAACCACGTATTTCTTTACCCCAAGGCTTATCTATACCCGGAAGATTTACTAAAGGCTTTTTGTGTTTGAATCTTAGTGTATTAGTAAGACCTTCAATCTCTGCCTTAACATAACCATCAACTTCACACTCTAACATACCTTTAAAGATTCCAAGCCTGTGTTGAATAACGGTAAGGCCATCAAGTACACCAACGGTAGGGTTGGCATCAATTAATAATTTAACTGAGTTAGTAAGCTCACCATTCTTTCGTACTTGTGGTATCTTACGATCCTCAACAAACTTAAATGTACAGGGCTTCCAACCTAGATCAAACAGCCATGCCTTTACTTGATCACTTGACTTAGGGTTAGGCTCTTCAACTCCTTTTACTATTTCTATTTCACCGATATAGTCAGAGGGATGCATATGCTCTAGAAGTAAAGCATTCCATTCAGCACCCTGTTTAGATAGAGAACCATCTTTCTTATGCATTACCTTTGGCTTTGACTTCTTTCTAAACAAAGTACGCATAGGCATTACTGTTTTTAACTCAGTAATCTTTTCGTCCTGTTCAGCTTTAAGTTTAGCTACACAATCTTTAGCTAAATCAACGTCAAGCTTCCAGCCACTTTCTTCTGCAGCATAAGCACATTTCATTTTGAATGTAAGGTACTGAAAGAATCTATCAAGGTTAGATTTATCTTTGTAAACCATCATGAATCTTTGGATAAGATTTTCCCAAAGTCTTTTAGTTATCTTAACATCTTCTTGACACCTATGTATGTACTCTTCTTGAGATAAGTTTACCCAATCATTTATCTCAGGCTTTGGTACACCAAAGTCTTCACCAAAAGACTCAAGACTGTGCTTAGGTCTATCAGTATTAATTACCCATGACATAGGTAATGTATCATACAACTTAGCTTTGATCTTAATACCTAAGATTTTTTCTAGTAATGGTACATCGTAACGTACAATGTTATGACCTATCAAAACTTTTTGATTAAGTAATATGTTTCTCATTGCACCATAATCACTTGTCGAACACATAGGAAAGCCATCCCTAGTAAACGACATGCAATGTATCTTAGTGGCATCATCTAAGAGGCCATCAGCTTCTACATCAAATATCATTACGCCACCTGTGATTCTTGTGTAAACAAATCCTCTCTTAGTATGGTTGTTGATGGATCATAGTATACTGATCCAGCCCTACCTAACTTAGCAAAGGGTCTGTTCTTATCTACGATAAAGGTTGTTGTATTCTGCTCTACCTCGTCCTCACTTTCTGCTGTACGTTCCAGCTTAATACAAATGATTGCCTCTTCCTCAAGTGATGCAGCATACTTAGTACGTCCATCATCATTGACTTGAGAGATAAAGATTACACCAATGTTTAGCTCCTTAGCTAACTGAGCCATACGTGAGCCTAGTGTAGTCAATGTACTAGTAGCACCATCTACACCTGAGTTAGATAGGTAGGCTAGACGTTGTACATGGTCAATAAATATATAGCCAGCACCATAGACTGTAACAGCTAGACGTACATAATCTAGCAGCTTGAGTGGGTCATCGTGTGACATCATCTCAAAGATAATTGTCCTTTCACCTTTGGTTGCAATCTTAGCCGCTTCAATAACGTTTTGCTCTGACACGTTGTTGTTGGCAGCATCTTCTTTAGTTCTAACGTTTACACCTAGATGATATGTAGCCATAGCACGGTAGGTAGTAGACTTCATTTCTTCCATGTGCAGCATTGCTACTGATGTATCACCATTGTTAAGTAACCCTGTCTCAAAGTATCTGATCACCTCAGTCTTACCAGTACCACGAGGGGCTTTGATAAACGTAAGCCCACCCTTAACCATACCACGTATCTTTTCATCCAAGCCAGTGTGACCTGTTGGTACATACTCATATGGATTTTCATTCTTGATTGCTGCTTCTACATCAGCATCAGAACAAAAGAAATTCTCTGGTGTATAACGTTGTGGTGATCGTGCAGCCCACATAAGTTTCTCATGCTTACCTGTCTCAAGAAACTCATTAGCATCCTTGCACTCAGTCATAGGTACATAATAAAACTTCTCAGGGAATGCCTGATACAATTTATCTGCAGCCCTACGTCCTGCATCATCAAGCTCACCTGCATACACAATTTCTTTGAATGATGTTAGGTATTTTAGATTGTGCTTGATGAACTTCTCACCAATAGATGCAGAAGGTAAAGACTTAACAGGAAATGTTTTGCCAAGGATCTGATACAAACTAGCTGCATCAAACTCACCTTCTGTAAGATAGATACGTTTACCTGTACCAGCATTGAACTCAGGGCCAAACAGGTGGTTCATACCTAAGCCACGATCTTTGACCCATGACTTTGATTTGTCATTACACATACGATATTTAATTGTATGTGGGTACTTATATGCATAGCGTACATCCTCACCGTTCGGGCCAGTCTGTATTTGTATACCATATAGCTTGCATACATCAGGATCAATACCTCTGATGCCATCATACTTCACACCAGTGACTTGTATGTTTTGTGGTTGAATACGTTCTTTCAAGGGGTACTCCTGCTTAACCCAATCAAATGTAGTGGGCATGTTTTTCATTGGGTATGCCCTACTGCATGAGTGACAGTGACCGTAACCATCATCATTCCAATTGAATGCATCTGAAGAGCTACAGTCTTCATAAGGGCAGGGTGAATGTGGATTATCTGACATTTGTTTTTCCTTTGATAAAGGTTTTTAAATTTCTGAAACCGAAGTATAGCAGCCAAAGAGGTATGAATGCAATACTACCTACGACAACAGATAAGGAAATTATGTACGGTATATACTCACTTACTAACAAAGGTTCTATTCCTTTGAATAGATCTAGTACGTTCTTCCTTAGTCATAGGTCTTATGTATCGTTTGTAGTCTACTACAATACCTGTATTCCATCTTGTTGATTCAGCTTCTGCTTCTTCTTTTGTTTCAAATAAAAGAACTTCTGAATCATAAGTCCAAGGATTTTCCTTTCGTACTAAAGTGTACTCACCTTTTTCTATCTCAATCTGAACTGCGTACATCTTCACTCCTTTCTGATTCTAAACCTCGCTTTACTAACTCAATAAACCCTACGTTAAAGATAGCTGCGAATATCTCAGGGTCACACTCTACTTGAAGTGTAGCACTACCATCCTCGTGTTCTTCTATATCTGTTACTTTGATTATGTCACTCATCTGTTTATTCATCCTAAATCTCTTAAATCTAACTGTATATTCATGTCAATTAGATATCCTTGATCCGCTGATAAATTTGCAGCCATTTGATCTGCCATAGACCAAGCATTTTCTACAAAACCTTCACAAGTAAAATCATAATACCCAGATGAATCTATGGTCAGGTAGGCTACTCGTTTACCTTCGTTATTTTTAAGTGTTATGTTTGCTAACATCATTTCTCTACTCCTATACATGGCAATAATATCGACAGCTTACAGTACTTTGGGTATTCGTCATACGTCATAGCTATCAACACAGGTGGCGCAGCTATCAGTAAAGCTACAATAGCAGACGCCTTGATTGCACCGTCAATGTTACCTCTCATCATTCATTCTCCCTTAATGCTTTCCACGACACAGGGAACAACTTAGACATCTCTGTGTCAATGTGTCCAGCTACAACCTGTGTCTCGTACTGTGTGTCAGGCTTACAACGTAGGTTACACATGTCAGCAAATGCATCTAAGCTACCTGACCAGTACCACTCAGTGATCATAGACTGTGGCAGTACCATACGTGCTTGCTCAGGGCATACGCCTATGTCTAACAGAAGTCTATACCGTCCAATAACTTCATCGTATACATCCTCTACAATATCATTTGATATTGTTATAGTACCTTCAGACCCCTGCTTTTTATCTTCACTACGTCCACGCCAATCTGTAGGTACATAAAACTCAGGCTCACTGTCAACATATCTACGGCTAATCTCATTCCACCGTAGGAACTTATGCTTGACTAGCTGACGTGCCACAAAGACAGGGGCTTTAACATGGAAGGATGCAAAGCAATGTCCAAAGGGTGACATGTGTTTATGCTTGGCTAAGTAGCGTATTAGTTTTGAATCAGCAGTATTTAGCACACCCATACCACCTTCGCCATCATGTAGTCCATCTTCTTGACCAGCCCATGTGCTTTTTTTATTAAAGCTGACCCTTGCAGCATTAACTACTGACAGGTCAGTACCCATGTGATCTATATAAAATGTTTGTAACATTTAATCCTTTCCTTTGTGTTTTTCTTTTCGTTTAGGTACAGGTTTTTTCTTATTAGGTATTACCTGTTGTTTATACTTAGGTTGTCTAAGATCTTTAGCCATAGGATTTTTAATGTATCGTGTTGTCATACTGATCACCATGATATCTTTGTGCGTATTCTATTTCAAATCTTGCATTATTTGCAAGTAAAAATAATACCTCAGCTAATTCTTTTCCGTATTCATCAGACAGTTTACCCTCTTGGAAACATGTAGCCCAATGCTCAAACACCTCTGGTGGTACTAGTCTTTTCATTTCTTTCTCCTTTCTAATGCAGACTTAGCTGCAGCATAGGTATGCTTATGGTATGGATTAAGTGACGAGATATTCTGGTGTCCTGTCACTGACATAATAGCTAGATGATCTACCTCTGAGTCGATCATTTCCACAATGGCACTCTTCCTTAAATCTCCAACACGCAAATCAGATGGCAGTCCTGCAGCTTCTTTAACTTGGTTAGCGAGTACCGATACCTGAGCAATGTTTAACGGACTGTAAGCACCATCTGATGGCCTCTGGTGTGGTACTACATAGTCTTGGAAGTCCCAATCTTTTTTCTGCTGAGTGAGCATCTCCATAATCTCATCAGAGATTGGTAGCTCTACTTCTGCACCACGTTTAGTTTGTTTTATTTTAACTCTTTTATCTTTAAAATTAATTGAAGACCACTTTAATAATCTTATATCAGTAGGTCTTTGTGCCCACTCATAGCACATCAAAACAATTAATCCTACATTACGCCAATCAAAATCAGTGAATGCAGTATCAAGAAACTTTTCTACTTGTTCCTGTGTCCATGTTGTATTCCTTGTTTCATGTTTTCTTTTACGAACTTTGGACATAGGGTTATACATAATTAAATCAATAGATATACAAAAATTTATTAATAATGAAAAGATTCTTGCACACTGATTCCCTTTAGACACACTAACACTTTCACACCACTCTTCATAAGCTTCTGTACAATGCATAGCAGTAAGATCTTTTATTTTAATAGCACCTAATTTTTTATTATTAATACTTGTATTAGCAATTGCATCCATAGTGCTATCGTAAGTTCTTTGTGAGTTATATGCTAACTCTCTAAAGTGTGTAGTTGTTACATAGTATTTATAAATCTGTAATATCGTAGAGTTAGGCCCAATATTTCCTGCGACAATATCACCACGTCTAAAGGCTTCCACCTTTTCTACTAGTCTAGGTATCTCATATCGTGCAGCCCTACCATCACGAAAGGTCTGTCTCTGTACGACACCAGAATCAATAGCATCTTGAGGTGGTACAAATTTCCATGCAGTACCACTCTTTAAGGTTACTTTTTTAGTATATTTATACATAGTATTTATAATCCTCATAGTAATACTTTAAATTAAGAGTAGCATAGTAGGGTACTGCAATGCAATACCCCACTAAAGTTTATGTTCTGTAACCGTCATCTTTCCAAGATAAAACCTTATTGATTTTATCAATGCTACATAATGTCTTAACACATTCGTATATAGTTACAGTGCAATCTGCAAACGAAAGTTTATTTGCTACATCAACACTATCCGAAAGAAGATCTTGATAAGATCCAGCTACTTTTTCATCCTTATGGATAACTTCTACATAGTACATAACACTAACGCTTACCCCCTTCTATCACAATTAGTTGTGGACTTCTTGGTTTAGATGTCAAAACACTTCGCAATTCTTCATACCTTTCCAAGTTATAGTCTCTCATTTTTATTACAGGTTCAGTATCCATGATGTCAAAGACAGCATTAGGAAATGCTTCTTCTAGTTTTTCACAGATAAGACTAGCACTTTCGATAGTCGAGCACCTCATAATGAGGCACTCTTCCAATTCGTCAACATACATTTCTACTACGTAGTAATCCATGTGTTACCCTGCAAAGTGATACAGCTTACGTCCATAAGCATGTTCAATATACAAACTACGTTTGCCAAAGTGATAGGCGTTCATAGTACTAAGTGGTTCATATTTAAACCAACCACGAGAGTCACGATTACGTTTACGGTACAATCCTTTCTTACCTAAGAGGTTGAAACGAAACCCTTTTGTTCCGTCATTGAGTGGTTTAGTTGCTACAAGTACAAACATGTTTAACTCCTTTGTGTTTGTATTAAGAATAATAAGGGTGCTTACATAAATGAGGAAAAGACATTCTTAACTTACTTTCTGCTTTAGATATACTTCTAGCATCATCTATCGTAATGTCAAACATTTCGCTAAGATTGCCTTCCGCTTCTTGTATTGTTTCATAGGCAAATTTAATTGCAGTTATTTGTTCCTCTGTTAAGTTACTGCATTTTTCTTCAAGCTCTATCCTACGTGCTTCTCGTTTGTCTGCCCACTCTTGATGGTTCTTTGCGATTTCTTCTGGTGTCATAGTCATTGTAGTTCCTTTCTATTCTCGGAAATTCCGTGATTAAGCTGCTAGTAAAAAGCGATCATCGCTAACCCACTTAGATACCTCCTGTTCTCTACCCCACATTGAGGTAGCTTGTGTGTCATTACCTGTATTACGCAGATTAAAACCATTACGATTATCTGCATAAGATGCATAGTTAGTGAAGGCAGAGTACAAGGCCCACTTGTTTTCTCCACGAGTAAATGCTTCTGAACGGTATAGCTGATACATCTTTTTAGCTTTACGTTCTGATGGTATCATTGCTTCTAGCAATGCTTCTACATCTACATCTTTGAGACTAGTCTGCGCCCATGTTTTCATCTTGATAGACTGTTCATAAAAGTCAGACCGCAAATTAGATAGCTCATTTATGAATGAACTAAGTGAGAAATTAGAAGTGTTCTTCCTGCGAATCTTATCGTGATCACCACGTATACATCCATTAGTGCAAAAGAAATCAATAGCACCAAAGAATACCTGATTAGAGCATGACCCATCAATACCATGTAATGATATAATACGATTACCTATCTCAGTTTCATGTCGATCAGTTTCTATTACAGTCTTCATGCTAGGTAATGTGATGTCGAGCATAGCCCAAGCACCACCACGAGCAGTCCTGAAGTTAAACTCTGCATTATGTAAATCACCTTCTTGTAACTCCTGAGTCGCAGTGTCTACGACATTACGAAAGAAGTCACCATGATTGGCACAAGTAAAGTCCTTGCCCACAATACCAAGGTATTCACCTGTATTAGCATTGATTACATACTTCTTGTCTTTGAATTTAGTTTCCTCGAACTCTACTTCAAAGTCCAAGTGCTCTGGTACGAATGATGTTGTTGTATCAAATGGCATTAGTCTTCTCCTTTTATCCTACTTCCATTTCAGTTATAAATTCTAAAGCTTCTTCTTCATCTGCGCTTTCAGTGTAATACACCCAGAGATCTTCTTGGACGTAATTAATTAACTGATCTATCTCTAAACTGTCTGTCCATTTAGTTATAGCTTCTTCAAGTTTATTTTCGATACCCATATCGACTCCTTTCATTCTCGGAAATTCCGTGATTAGTGTTCTGATAGATGCACAATCTGTGTGCGGTTAATAGTCTTTTGTGCAAAGCAACCTGCCTTGCAGTCCTTGCAGTGACCCTTGAGATCCTTGTGGGTCTTAGGGCATAGGAACATTCTTGTTCCATAAACAGGATCAGATGTCAAGTCATCATCACCATAGAACATGATATTCCAATCGTCATCAATCAACATTTTCCATTCAGCTTTGCTGTTGGATGGGTCGAGTGATGCATTAATGGCACAGTTAGGTAGAGGCATAAGCTCTTTCTCAATCAGAGCTTTGAGGCGTGGATTACGCCATGCTCTGGTAGGAATCCACCATGTAGTATCCGGGTTAAGTAGGCACATAGTCTTGACACGATACACATCAATTACATCTTTGAAGGCTTCGCCTCTGGTCATGTGACGAACACGACTAGTATCGTACCGTTTACGACTAAAGAATTTAGTGAAGTCAGAGTTAGACTTGTTTAGTTTCTGCCAGATAGTCTCGCATCTGTCATCACGTTTAGCCATGTCTGGATAAATCCTATATAACTTAACATTATAACAAGTCTCATCACAGTAATCTGTTCTGTAGTCACAAGAACCATCGTGATTTTCAGTCTCGTTAATTGGCCTAGCAGATGCAGCCATGCCTATGTCTGAGTTATATTTAAGTAGATCATTCATTTCTTGTGTGGATAAAGTCATTGTATTAACTCCTTCCATTCACCACCTATGGGTAGATTAAAAATCTCTTTTTCATTTTGGTTAAATAAAGATCGTGTATTATTACACCAACCATCTGTGTTAGACCACCATAAACCTTCTTGATTTTCTATGTAGTAAAGCATTCTCGGAATCTCCGTGATTAGATTTTCGTTTAAGTTCTGAACACCTTTATGACAGGTTTATTTTGTTTGTCAATATACAAATAAGCAACCTCAGCATGGTAGATCGGCTCATCGTGCTCATCTACAAATGTGTTCGCATGATATGGGTTATACCTGACACGCTCAAGCCTGTCTATGTCAGGATCATGGGCATAGTCCGGGTCTTGAAACCATAGATCAGCATCCACCTCAATGCTTTGAGGTCTAACAAACGCATGTACATTCTTGACCTGCTCATCCTGAGTCTTTGCCCACCCTGCAGGTTGCACTGCAAAAACAGGCTTATGTGCTATGATACTATTAGTATGCCATTGAACCTTACCGTTTCTTTTCCTTACAGAAAAGACATGCTTATGTAGGTTATAATATATTTCGGTTTTCATTTGATTCTCCATTCTCGGAATTTCCGTGATTACAATTTAAGGCAAAAGTCTAGCTCTCGTGAAAGCTCATGCCATCCAGTAGGCATACATAGATATACCTTGTTCTGCTGCAAGTGTACAATTATATTACCTACAGATAGGCTAGTGTCACCCTTAGCAAGGGTGGTAACCTTAGCTTTACCATAGCCATTCCCTGCATCAAAGACAGCCTCTAGTGGGTCAACAGATTCAGATAGCACACCTAGATGCAGGAACTTGGTTGGGTAATACATGTTATGAAACAAGGCATCATTGACACTCTGCTCTGCAGACTTCTCATTAAGAAGTCTTAGATCAAAAGCAATCCTTGCTATCTCTGATTGAGGGTTCTCATTAATTATGTCATAGACTTCTGGTCTGAACTGATAGACGAGGTAGGATCTGGACATTGGCTTAACTCCTTGTTGCCATTAATTTCCTTAGTTCTGTCACAGGATGAAACAGATGTCAAGGGTTTTGTTTTAAACAGCATCTGTCGATGCCATATAGACCGCCAATATTTGTCGGCACGTAGGGCAGACCTGTCACGTTTGTTAATCTGCATCTTCATCCTCCATATTTAGAAACATTTCTGAGCACACTTCACATAGATCACCGCACTCATACCCCCATTCTGTATAATACAGAACTTCTTCTTCGTCACCACAGTTTTCACACTTAGGCATAGTTTAATCCTCCTCACCAAACATATCATTCCATTCACGAGGTGTAATACCTGACATCAAGAACTCACGTTGATTATCATTTAAATCAGGCATGACATCCTGAATCAGTTTACCTGATTCAATCCAGTACTCTATCTTACCTTGAGTCGTAGGTAAAAGCATAGAGTTTAGCCTACCTGATACCATAGACTTCTTGTGAACAACAACCTTGTTCTCTGCAATGTGTTCTATATGCATGTCATTCTCCTTTTGCATATGCTTTTGCTTTTACCAAAGCAATTATTAATTGATCGGCATTCATGTGTCTCACTACATCATCATAAAAATCTGATGCCTTAGTCAAATCATAAAACCACAAACTTGTATTAATAAATCCATGATCATCATGTATTAGTGCTACCTCTACTAAGCCGCCAGTATCGGCAACAATGGATAAGGTATATCCATTACCTAAATCTAAAGGTACGTTACTCATGTTATTCTCCTTTTCTTTCACGAAATTCTACTTCGTAGCCACGCTTTTCCCACCTATTGGCGGCACGTTTCATAGCTCGCCCAGCTACCTCACAGTCGCCATCATATGGCCCACTATCAAAGATAACTTCACCATCTTTATTCAAAACAAGTATAGCATAATTCATTTTATTCTCCTTTTCATTCTCGGATTTTCCGTGATTAGTTTTGCATTACTAGGGAAACGTTTAAGTATCTTAGATACTTGACGCATGTCACGACAGGTAAGATAAGAAAACATAAACCCCTCATCATCATAGAAACATACACGCATGATCACCCCCGATCAAAAGCTAAAACAGAAAGTAACATTACTACAGGTAGTAATGATAATAATATTATAGGATTAATAGTAGTATAAGCTACTATTAATAATATACTTGAAGTAGATACAAGTATTAATAACCAAGCAAAAAATAATATAAAGTTCACGGCATGTACTCCTATTCTTGATAGACTTTTGTCGGCATGTAATTAGCTACACACATACAAAAGAAAAAAAATCAATCACGGAATTTCCGTGATCGACTATACTTCAAAGAAGTATAAACAAAAAAAAGCTCCCCGAAGGGAGCTTCTTTTATATTTCACCAAGAGCAATCAAACAATCTATAAAGCCTTCGGCTTTATGTTTGTTAACCCAATGGTCACTCTCCTTTTTAAGGAGAACTGGTAAACTATGTCTGTCGTTTATTAAACGACCTTGATAGCAAAAACAGTATTCAGTATCTGAATACTCCAAGATTTGAACCCCACAATATTCCATTTTAAATCTCCGATTTAAAGTTATTCTCGGAATTTCCGAGATTGAATAGCCCCCCGAAGGGGGCTAAATGATTTACTTGAAGAGCTTTGCAAGCTCTTTTGCAAATGTGGATCTGTTAAAGCCTCCGGCTTCAAGAGCTTCATAAACTTGCTCTGCAAGTTCCTTTTCGTTCTTGGCTACCACTGTCTCAAAGACAGTGTTCTTGATGATCTCCTCAGCCTTACTAGGCTGTTCAGAAGCCTTCGGCTTGCCCTTCGAGGTGTTACCAGCCGAAGAAGCTTTAGGCTTCTTACGAAGCTCAGGATGAGCTTCCAGAACAATCTTCCGTATCGAAGATACGCCAAGTGCTGAAAGCTTACCAGCTTTGTTTAACTTCTGGACTTTAGTCCAGTGAGTGGCAATCCATTTGGCATCATACTTATCAGCAGAGCTGATGTTCTCATTCGACATATCAGTTTTACTGATAAAGGAGCCGTAGGCTTTCTTGTCACCACCGAACAGATTTTCAATCTGAAGCAAGATGTTTCCAAGCTCTCTGTAGAGAGCTAACTGATCCTCTTGGATCAGGTAAAGCTTGTCATAACAAGCTACGGCATGACTGATTCCATCAGTCAAAGTATAGGTCTTACGACCTACAGTGAATTTGCTGTCCAAGGTTACCGTAGGTAAAGTAGCTGATTTTGTCATGTTAATTCTCCGAATTAAGTTAAGGTTGCTGCCTCATCGATTTGCCGATGAAGCCCTTACAAAGTAACCCTAATTCGATCCCATTGTCAACCCCTTTAGGGGGTTGGCTATTCTCGGAATTTCCGTGATTGACTTCCCCTTTAGGGGAAACTTTCTGATCTTTTGGTGAGCATTATGCGCAAGGAAAAGCTAGGGGTATGCCTCTGCGCCTTGACCCTTTAGGGTTGACCATAACCTAACCCCTTGGGGTTACTCCCAAAAATTCCCCTTAAAATACTTGTATTTTAGAGGACAAGAATCCCTTATTGTTTTAAAAAACAATAGATAACAATGCTTTAGCATTGTAAGTAGCTCATAATCCTACGGATTCAGACACGCATAGCCTCCTTAGAGGCCGGGGGCATGGGCCATCCGGGGGGTCTCCGTATGCGTATACACTCAATGACAGCGGGGGGTATTTTTTAACTGTTAACCACAATAAATACCAGCCCATATATAGTATTTTCTATAAAAAACAGGGGGTTAACCCTATAATTGGTACGAAAGGTGTAAGTCTTTGTAGGGTACATGGGGGATTATGTGTAGTATATTTCAAGACTGTAACAATTTGTGATCAACTGGACTTATACTTTATAGGATCTGGACCTATTATAGAAATTTAAAGGTGGTAAAGAAAAATTAAATTAATTTAAATATTATTTCTTACTTTTAGTATTGACAAATATTCAAAGTGCGGTATAATATACTTAAAGTAATACTTAGAGTACTCTTTAAATACTAAATACTATTAATAATTATAATTAGTAATTAGTATTTATAGTAATCCTTTAAGGATAGTGTCGATTTTTTCTTTTGTCGTAGGTAAAAGGTGTTGACTTCCCATTTTAAACTAGTATAACTAAGGACAATTAATTGCCAAAAATGTATTCTTCCGATAATGTACTAGAGGAATTTTATAAAGCTCTAGCTGATGAAGACGAGGGTAGACTCCGTAGAGTACATATCCCACGTTCAGATGTTTTTTATGTAAGAGAAAAAATATTTCAAGACACTGGCACTAAGTATTCTCTAGACAGAGTTGAAAGAGCTATGTACCTAGAAGGATTTCTTAGTGCCAGTGATGTTTTTGAACCTAGAAGAAAAAGGGAATGGGAATGACTGTAGCAATGGAACGTATTTTAGCTTGGAAGATAATGCCAAGACTAATGATGCTAGTAATGACATGGATGTACATTGAAGTTTTATTTTGGTTTATGTCGTTACCCCCAGAGGCTATGACTTCTCAGGCTACAGCACTTACTGCTACAGTAACTGGTGCTATGACAGGTGCTTTTGCTGTTTGGTTAGGACATGAGAAATGATACAGGCGTTAATAGGCCCGATAACAAGTTTAGCAGGAACATGGTTAAATGGAAAAGTTGAAACTAAAGCTGCAGAAACTAAAGCTAAGGTTGCCAAAGCTGAAGCTGAAGCGCAGATTATGTTGTCTCGTGCAACCAGTGAGGCAGATTGGGAAAAGATTATGGCTCAAGGTAGTCAGTCTTCGTGGAAAGACGAATGGCTAACTATTCTTTTTTCTATCCCTTTAATTTTAGTGTTTACTGGTGATTGGGGTAGAAATGTAGTATCTAATGGTTTTGTAGCACTGGAGTCTATGCCTGATTGGTATCAGTATACTCTTGGTGTAATTGTAGCAGCAAGCTTTGGTGTACGTTCTGCTACTAGGATTTTTGGGAGAAAGTAATGAAAAAGAATTTTGATAAATGTTTATCAATGTTATTACACCACGAAGGTGGATTTGTAAATCATCCTAAAGATCCGGGTGGCATGACTAATCTCGGTGTTACTAAAGCAGTATATGATAAGTGGATTGGTCGTGAATCTACTGAACAAGAAATGCGTGACTTAACATTTATTAATGTAGCTCCTATCTATAAGAAAAATTATTGGGATAAAGTTCGGGGAGATGATCTTCCTAGTGGCGTAGACTGGTGTGCTTTTGATTGGGCAGTTAACTCTGGTTCTGGTCGCCCAGCTAAAGCGATTCAACGTGCAGCAGGAGCAACTGTTGATGGTGCTATTGGACCTATGACAATTCAAGCTGTTATGAATCATGAACCTAAAATGATTATTGAAAGTGTGTATAAGCAACGTCAAAGTTTTTATGAGTCTTTAAAAACATTTGAAACTTTTGGTCGTGGCTGGAGCAGACGTAATAAAGAAACACTAGACCAAGCATTGAGTATGATCTGATGAGTATACCTGAACGAGTTAAAACTAAAATGAAAGAAGAAGGTCTTAAAGGTGTAAACAAACCTAAGAGAACTCCTAATCATCCTAAGAAGTCACATTGTGTTATGGCTAAAGAAGGTGACACATATAAATTTATTCGTTTCGGTCAGCAGGGTGTAAAAGGTGCTGGTAAGAATCCTAAGTCTGCAAAAGATAAAGCACGTAAGAAGAGTTATTATGCTAGACATGATGCTCAAGATTCTAAGCCCAGCAAGTTATCAGCTAGATATTGGTCACATAAGGTGAAGTGGTAATGACTCTTATTTCTCACTTTCCTTTACCTAGTATGCCCTTTCAGACACATGAGAATATTATATTTGAAAAGGTAGATAAGGATAGATCAAGTAGGAATAACGAAGAGTATAAACCAGAACAACCTAATAAGATTACACCTGATACACCAGTAGAAGATCTTAAACTAGTTAATCAAATGTATGCTTACAACCCTAATCCAAATAAATTACGTACACCCACTGGACAAATAGTAGATTTTATTATAGCATAAGGTATGTCTTATTTAACTAGCAGTATACCTTACTTTAAAGCATGGGTACGTAGAGAGTACACAAAGAACCTAGAGGAATATCATGGAGAGTTTCTTCACTGTATGGTCATCGGTGTTACTACGCTCCCCAACAGAACACTCAGCTTTCAAGTTATCTTTACAGGTTGTGAGTCAGACTTCGATGAATCAGAAAACGTTCATGGTGGAGCGATGTGGGCTAGGATGCCACTTACTGCGTTGGTTGCGGATACCCCTTTGGCTGAATGGCCTGAAGAATTACCTCCGTACTTAGCTCAACCTTGGGATTGTATGTCGCATACACATAGTGTGTATAAGCTAGAACGTGCAAGCCCAGCGCCTTGGATAGCAAAGATAGATGGGGAGTTTTATCCAGCTAAGTATTATTTTACTGTTGACTATACAGATAGTGAAGTAGCAGATGATCCTGCACAACATAAACAGTCTCATATATTGGAGTTGTTAGATGCAGGTAAATATACTGGTAACATTGTTGCGTTGCCCAATAACAGAGTGAGAGTAACTCATCCAGCATGGTTTGAGGTAGGAGAAGGTGCTCCAGACTTTAAACCTAATCAACATACATACAACTCGAAAGAAAACGTAGACTACGTATGGGATACGCAACGAGTGTTTAATAATCTATACAGTGAGGAATAAATTATGATGAAGAAAAAAGGATATGCCCAAGGTGGTTTAAAACCAGCGCCAAATAAAGGTGCAGCATCTTTACCTAAAGATGTACGTAATAAAATGGGCTTTATGAATAAAGGTGGTATGGCTAAAAAGAAAGGTTATGCTAAAGGTGGTGCTATGATGAAAAAGAAAGCATACGCTAAGGGTGGTAAAGTAGCCATGTATAATCAAGGTGGTATGGTTAGATCTACTGGTACTATGAATACTGGTATCGCCAACCCTAAAAATACTTACAAGTAGGAGAAATATTATGGCTGTAACATTACGAACATATTTAAACAATCAACTTAAGGCAAAGGGTATGACCGCTGCCCAAGCTAAAAAGAATGCAGGTAAATACAAAAGCATTGCTGCCGCTAAGAAAGCTGGATCACTTTATTATACAGATAAAAGTGGTAAGGTAATGGCTGCTGTATATGCAGAAGATCTAAAAAAACCTCTTGCTGCTATTAAACCTAAGAAAAAACCATTAGGTGCAGCAAAGAAAAATAATATTATTACTAGCACAATTAGTGACACTAAAGGTGGACGTGGGGATGGTTTACGTGAATCAGTTAAACGTAAGTTAGATCCCAAATCTCCTAGCGGATTAAAAGGTCAATCTGCAGAATTTAATGCTTTCTTTAACAAGAACAAAACTAAGTTTAAAAATGAAGACACTAAAGGCTACAATATGCGTGAGGCTATGAAAGCCTTTAATAAACAAAAGAAAAAGTAAGTGGTAGATCGTAACTACACTACAGATACAGAAGCAATAACTATCACCGCTACATCAGGCGGTGCTAGTGCTGATACTATTTATACGTGTCCACCTAATCACGATGCAACAGTAGACTTTCTTCACGTAAGTAACGGCTCAACATCCACACAAAACGTAACTATTCAATGGTATCACGCAGACACAAATACGTACCATCACATCGTAAATGATAAATCTATTGCTGGTAAAGATGTGTATAATGTAATTACTTCTGATAGGATGCATCTCCATGCTGGTGACAAGATCAGTGCATTTAATGGTGGTGGTGCTTTAGAGATGTTTATTTCTGTACGACAATTCTACAACCCTAACAGGTAATGCATAACGGGGTTGCAATTTTGTCTGTAGTATGATATAACTAAATATGTAAAACTACTCCTGCACAAGATAAAAGGAGTGGTGCAATGTTTAAACGTTTATTAAAACGGTTCCAAGAGAACCAACAACGAAGAGCAGATTATTGGGTACTCATGAACATGAGTAATAAAGAACTGCATGATATGGGGATAAGTCGTGGTGAAGTCTACCAAAAAGTCTACGGTAAATGCAGCGGGTAACTATACTAAGCCTACTATGCGTAAGCGTCTTGTTGCATCCGTTAAAGCTGGCAGCAAGGGTGGAAAGCCCGGACAGTGGTCAGCTAGGAAGGCACAAATGGTTGCAAAACAATACAAAGCAAAGGGCGGGGGCTATAAGTAATGGCCCTCTCTAAATCACAAAAAAGCCTGAAGTCTTGGACCAAACAAAAATGGAGAACCAAAAGTGGTAAACCATCAACGCAAGGTCCAAAGGCTACAGGCGAAAGGTATCTACCTGAAAAGGCTATTAAGTCTCTTAGTACTTCTGAGTATGCCGCTACAACACGAGCAAAACGAAAAGGCACTAAGGCGGGTAAGCAGTTTGTGGCTCAACCTAAAAAAGTTAGAGCCAAAGTAAAACCGCACAGGAAAATCACATGAGCCGTAATTTAACAGAAAAACAACAAAAGTTTCTTGATGTTCTTTTTGAAGAAGCTCAAGGTAATTTATCTCAAGCAAGAAAATTAGCTGGGTATGCTGAGACTGTCGCAACCTCAGCTATTGTAAATTCTTTGCAAGATGAAATTGCAGATCGTACTAAACGTTTTATTGCTGCTAGTGCAACTAAAGCTGCTTATTCTATGAAACAAATTATGGATAGTCCAACTGATTTAGGTAATAAAGAGAAAATGGCAGCAGCTAAAGATGTATTAGATCGTAGCGGATTTAAAGCATCAGATAAAGTAGAAGTAACTGCAGCAAGCCCTTTGTTTATTTTACCACCTAAAAATGAAGAAGATTAATAAAGTTTGGACACTACCTGCTCCAAAGCCAAACGAAAAGTTTGAGTGGAGAAAAGTTGTAAGAGTAGGTAGGCTAGTTCCATTTGGCTATAGACAAGATCCTGACGATTGTGATATACTATTACCTATTCCAGAAGAGTTAGATCTTTTAGAGGAAGGTAAGAAATACCTAAAACAATATAGCTACAGAGATGTAGCTGCTTGGTTAAGTGAAGAATCAGGTAGGTATATATCTCACGTAGGTTTAATGAAGAGAGTTCAAATTGAACGAAAGCGTCAGAGAGAAGCTGCAAACCAACGCCAGCTTGCTGAAAAATACAAAAAAGCCCTCGAAAAGGCGAAGAAGCTCGAAGAAGAAAGACTCGGTGGAAAAGAAACCAGAGTCTCTTCAAGTTGAGCAAGTAGAAGAATTTAATACCAGAGAAGTTATATTTGAACCTAACCCCGGTCCACAGACAGAGTTTTTAGCTTCTACTGAACAAGAAGTACTATACGGTGGATCAGCAGGTGGTGGTAAATCTTATAGTTTAGTTGCTGATCCTGTACGTTATTTAAATAACCCTAACGCTAGAATGCTTTTAGTACGTAGAAGTACTGAAGAACTAAGAGAACTTATCTCTGTATCTAAACAACTATACCCCAAAGCAATTCCCGGTATTAAGTTTATGGAAAGAGATAAGACTTGGGTAGCTCCGAGTGGAGCAACACTCTGGATGTCTTACCTTGATCGTGATGATGATGTTATGAGGTATCAAGGTCAGGCGTTCAACTGGATCGGTTTTGACGAATTAACGCAATGGCCTACACCCTATCCTTGGAACTATATGAGGTCACGACTTCGGACAACCAAAGCCAGTGGACTACCCTTATATATGAGGGCAACAAGCAACCCCGGAGGTCCGGGCCATCAATGGGTAAAGAAAACTTTTATTGACCCTAATACTCCTAATAAAGCTTTTTGGGCTACGGATGCAGATAGTGGTGAAATTATTTGTTGGCCTAAAGGACACAGTAAAGAAGGTCAGCCCTTATTTAGACGTAGGTTTATCCCTGCTACCTTATTCGATAATCCTTATTTAGCAGAAGATGGTATGTATGAAGCTAATCTTTTGTCGTTACCTGAGCATCAGCGAAGACAGCTACTAGAAGGTGACTGGGATATTAACGAAGGTGCAGCCTTTCCAGAGTTTAATCGTAGACAACATGTAATAGAACCTTACGATATACCTAATAGTTGGGCTAAGTTTAGAGCATGTGACTATGGGTATGGTTCCCACACAGGTGTTGTTTGGATTGCAGTAACTCCAGCAGAACAATTAGTTGTATATAGGGAAATGTATGTATCTAAGGTTACTGCTACAGATTTAGCGGATATGATACTAGAAGCAGAAGATGGTGAAAAAATACGCTATGGTGTTTTGGATTCTAGTTTATGGCATAATCGTGGTGATACTGGGCCATCATTGGCTGAACAGATGATTATGAAAGGTTGTCGGTGGCGTCCTTCCGATAGATCTAGAGGCTCTCGTGTAGCAGGTAAAAATGAATTACATAGAAGATTACAAGTTGACGAATTTACAGAAGAACCTAGATTGGTATTTTTTAACAATTGTACTAATACCATTTCTCAGCTACCTGCCTTACCTTTGGATAAAAATAATCCAGAAGATGTAGATACAAATGCGGAAGATCACTTATACGATGCCTTAAGATATGGTGTAATGACCAGACCACGTAGCAACCTATTTGACTTTGATGCAAATAATCATCGTACAGGGTTTCAAGTTTCAGACGCAAAATTTGGATATTAAGGATAGAATATGGAAGAAGAATTTGAAGATATGATGATGGACATGGAGGAAACTTCATCCGTAGAAGATGTTAAGGAAGAAGATTATTCTGATCCAGCAACAGGACAAATTGTTCAATTTGTTAAAGATAAATATTCTAAAGCAGAAACTGCACGAGAACTTGATGAGCAACGTTGGATTCAAGCTTATCGTAACTATCGTGGTATTTATGGTCCTGATGTACAATTTAGTTCTACAGAAAAATCACAAGTATTTGTTAAAGTAACTAAAACAAAAGTACTAGCTGCATATGGTCAGATTGCAGAAGTATTATTTGGTGGTAATAAATTTCCTATTACTATTGATCCCACTGTTCTTCCTGATGGTGTAGAAGAAACAGTAAGTTTTGAAACTAATGCAGATCAACGTAAAGCTAATGAAGACTTACCAGATTTACTTCCCGGTGAAACATATGAAGATTTTAGAGAGCGTCTTTCTGGTATGAAAGCAAGCTTAGATCCAGTTATGGATTACTTAGAACCCAGACCTGCTAAAACTCCCACATCACCACAGTTTCATCCTGCTGAAGTTGCAGCAAAGAAAATGGAAAAGAAAATCCATGATCAACTAGAAGAGTCTCACGCAAAGAAACATCTTCGTGCTGCAGCTTTTGAAGCAGCATTGTTTGGTACTGGTATTATGAAAGGTCCATTTGCTGTAGATAAAGAATATGCTAATTGGGATGAAGAGGGTAATTACTCTCCTATGTTTAAAACTATCCCACAAACTAGCTCTGTATCTATATGGAATTTTTATCCAGACCCAGATGCTGCTACTATGGAAGAAGCAGAGTATATTGTAGAGCGTCACAAAATGTCTCGTTCACAATTACGTGGTTTAAAAAATCGTCCATACTTTCGTGAGAATGCAATTAATAATGCATTACGTTTAGGTGAGTCCTACAACAAAGAGTGGTGGGAACATGTAATGGAAGATAATTCAGAGCAAGATCAAGCACAACGCTTTGAAGTTTTAGAGTTCTGGGGTTTTGTAGATACTGAGTTACTAATTGAACAGGATATTGATATCCCTGATGACCTAAAAGATGCAGAGCAATTAAGCGTAAATGCTTGGATCTGTAATGGACAGGTGTTACGTTTAGTAATGAATCCATTTACTCCTGCGTACATTCCATATTTTGCAGCACCATATGAAATGAATCCTTACAGTATTTTTGGTGTAGGTATTGCTGAAAACATGGACGATACACAAACCTTAATGAATGGGTTTATGCGTATGGCAGTAGATAATGCTGCATTATCAGGTAATTTACTTATTGAGATTGATGAAACTAATCTAGTACCGGGGCAGGACTTGTCTGTGTACCCCGGAAAAGTGTTCCGCAGACAAGGTGGAGCACCCGGACAAGCCATTTTTGGTACTAAATTTCCCAACGTATCTAATGAAAACATGCAGATGTTTGATAAAGCAAGGGTACTATCTGATGAATCAACTGGATTTCCATCTTTCGCACATGGTCAAACAGGGGTTACGGGTGTTGGTCGTACTGCTTCTGGTATCTCTATGCTTATGTCTGCTGCCAACGGTTCTATTCGCAATGTAGTTAAAAATATTGATGATTATTTGCTAGCACCATTAGGTAAAGCTTTCTTTAATTTTAATATGCAGTTTAACTTTGAGTCAGATATTAAAGGTGATCTTGAAGTAAAAGCTCGTGGTACTGAAAGTTTGATGGCTAATGAAGTACGTAGTCAACGTTTACTGCAGTTCTTACAAGTTGTACAAAATCCTGCACTAGCACCATTTGCACGTATGGATTATATTGTACGTGAGATTGCTAAGTCTATGGATCTTGATCCTGATAAGGTAGGCAACAATATGCAACAGGCAGCGGTGCAAGCTGAAGTCCTTAAAAAGTTTCAAGAAGCAAACCCACCACCAGCACCTGAACCACAACCGGGTGTACCACCACAAAGTGGCCCACAGGGAGCACCTGCGGGTGTTCAGGTTCAGGATACCCAAGGTAGTGGGGGTGGCAATATAGGAACTGGTACAGCCCCTCAGCCGGGAGAACAGGGCTTCTCAGGTAATACTGGTGGAGCACCTGTACAGTGAGCCAGTTAAAACTAGTCGTAAATAACAAACCTCAGTGGGATGCAATGCTGGAAGAAATTTACTTTCGTATTTCATTCGCACATAAACAAATGGAACAGTATGATGATCCTGCAGAAATTTACAGACTGCAGGGTGAAATACGTGCATTAAGATCTTTAACTAAACTTAGGGATAAAGTAAATAATGACTAGTCTTAATGAACAGATGAAAAAAGGTATGGGTTATGGTGAGCTAATTGTAGATAATATACTTGGTTTAGATAACGAATACGAATCATTTGGTGAAAAACTAGGTAAAGCAATTAATGAGGATGAAATAGGATTCCTCAAAGATGCTGCTGTTGGTATCTATGAGGGGGCTAAAGAGTTTGTTACTAGTCCAATAGAAACAACTAAAGAAGTTATTACAGATATTAAAGACAGTGTACAAAGACTTGGTAGTGAAGATTTAGATACAAGATTACAAAGTATGTACGGTGTATCATACGATCAAGCTACAGATCAACAAGTAACTGCTGCAAGAGAAGCTGTTATTGGTGATGCTATGACTGCACTGGAGTTAATTCCTGCAGCTAAAGCAGCAACAGTTACTGCAAAAGCAGCAAGTTCTGCTATACCTAGTGGAGTTAAAGCTGATATAGTAGGTCAAACCAAAGCAGTCTTTGGTGGTGACATGGAGTTTTTAAAAGGTACACCAACAGAACGTTCTGGTACTGTAGGTGTTGGTGCAGAAGTAGTTGGTCAAGATGATGTAAGTCTTGATGATATTACTGATTATATGGATTCAGAAGTAACACCTACTAAATCTAAAAAACAAACAAATCCTTTAGTTAGAAGTGTAAACGCTAGTAATGTAGAGGTTCAAGCAGATTTAGCAGATTTTCGTAGTTCTGTTTTAGGTTCTTTAGACAATCTTGCCATTGGTAAAGATGGTATGTCTGGTTTTCAAATTAAAAAGTTTTTAGAAAAAAGAGCACCAAAAATAAATAAAACAGAATTATATTGGTCAGGTCTTTTAGAGAACTTAGATGATAATAAAAAATATTCTAAACAAGAATTAAAAAATCTTGCAGATAGAAATGTACCATATACACACATAGAAGTTCTTGATGGACTACAAACAAGATACTCTGATGTACAAAGAGTAGCTCTTAATATTAATGGGTTTATGGTAGAACCTTTAGATAATTACAAAGAAATACTTATTACAAATCAAAACACTAAAGGAACTGAATATGGTGCAAGTCATTTTGCTGGTGTATTTGAACCAGATACTAATATTTTAGCTCACGTAAGAGGAGCTATCGTAGATAATAATCATCCAGATCTTCCAGTAAAAGAAAAGTTTTTTCTTGTCGAAGAATTACAAAGTGATGCTGTACAACAACATACGGTAGCAGATAAAGCAATTGCTAAAAAAATTAAAGAACAAGAAACATCTAAACCAACTTTAGGTGATATAGGTCTTCACTATCAAACAGAATTTAATGATATGATTTTTCCTTATCATATGGGAGGTCTTGAGTTTACAGATAAATTTGTAAAAGATATAGATAGTTATAATTACAATTTTAGATCTATAGGAGATCAAGACACTGCAGAGCAAGCAACACAGTTGGGTTTATCTAATATTATAGATGATATGGCAAAGTTAAAAAGTCGTTTTTTAGATGGTAATACTAGTAAAGATGCAATTGTATCTCAATTAAGTCAGAAATACGGTTTAAAAGAAAGATCAATTACAAGAAGAAGCATACAAGAATTAGATGAAGTTGACAATATCTTTGCAAATGTTTT